GCCGTTGCTTGTTGGTGACGATGGCGTTATGAGTTTAGAGAACATGAAACTTGAACCGGGTATTGCGATACCGGTGTACTGGGATATGGCGGGGCCAAAAATTCAATACCTAAACCCACCCCCGTATTCTAATTTACAGCGAATTATTGTTGAGGACTTGCGGAAAAACATTAACGAAATATTATTTACCGATCCGCTAGGCCCGATTGATGCGCCAGTAAAGACGGCTACCGAGCAAACGATTCGGCAGCAAGAATATGCTAATCGATCGGGTTCTTCGTTTGGGCGGTTGTTTAGAGAGCTTGTGGCCAAAACGATTGACGTGTCGTTGAAAACCTTAGAAAAGGTGAACTACCCAGCGGGCAACCCGGTCGTAGATCTGGGTCCATTCCGTGTAAATGGGCTTGAGATTAATGTTCAGAGTCTGTCCCCGCTGGCTACGTTGCAAGAGGAGGAAGAGATACTCAATCTAATGCGCTATTCACGGCACATGATGGAAATTAAAGGCCCCGAAATGTTAGAGACGGTGTTAAACACAGCAGAATACGCACGTAAAATCGCCACACATTTAAGTTTACCGGCGGGACTTGTACCAACAGAGGAGCAATCGGCTCAAATTCAACAGAACATCATTGGCATGGCGCAGCAACAACTAGGTCAACAAACGCCAGAGGCAGCGCAATGATACAAATACCGTTTAGTGAAGACGAAAAACTAGTGTTAATTCGGCTACTTAGAACCCCGGACGGGCAACAAGCGTTGAAAATCTTGGAAGAAAACACAATCGGAAAACCAGTTATTCAAATGGTGCACCCGGATAGTGGCAATACTTTAATGGCAGCAGCACAACGAGAAGGACAGAACAGTGTAGTACGACAACTTAAACGACTTTTAGAGCAAGTGAAAAATAAAGCTAAGGAGGCTAATTAATGTCATTACTTGAAACCCCAACGGAAAATGTAGAAACGGCAGAAGCAGTGGAAACAGAAAACGCGCAAGCAGAAAGTGTAGAAGCACCGGCAGAAGGTGTTAGTGCGGAGACGGAAACTGCGGATTTATTGGGGGGTAAGTATAAAACCGCTGGCGATCTAGCGGCGGCGTATAGCGAACAGAGTAAATACATTGGGGAATTGCGGAAAAACATTAAAGAGGTCGAGGATAAATATAAAGTCCCAGAAGATTACGATTTTAATTTTGAAGAAGGCGGGCAACTGGAAAAGTACAAAGAGTTAAGCGAAACTTTAGACTTGCCATATCTTGCAGAAGTTTTTAAGAAAAACGGATTAAATAAAGAGCAAGCGGAAGGGGTACTAGAAAGTTATTTAGAGTCAATAGAAGCGGCGAAAATTAAACCCGAAGACGAGCTGTTAAAACTTGGGCATCGAAAAGAACAAGTGCTTGGTGAGCTTAATAACTATAAGAGAGGCCTAAGCGAAGCCGACCAGAAAATACTGGATAGTATAGCGGTGAGTGGAGAGGCCTTGGATTTTTTACACCGAAATCTAGTTAAACAGAATTTAACTATTCCATCCGGCAACGCAGCCGCATCCCCAAAACAATCGGCTGACGAACTTTTAATCGAAGCCAGAAAGTATCAGAAAGAAAACGAGCATTTGTTTGAGGCGTACCCGGACAAACAAAAAGAGTATTTAAGTAAGATGCGAAATTACTTTGTTGCGAAGGGTACAAAACTTGACAATTAAAAAAAAGTAAGTTATACTATTTGTAGTTTTTTTATGGTAACCTTTTTACGAAGCCCATAAAAGCTAAAGTTGACCCAAACTTTAAATGGCAGATGAGGCCCGCTAAGTGGCGATAACCCAATTCGATTGTTGTACTAGTTGTTAAGAATTGAGGATAAACCATGTCATATAATATTTTAAACACAGTCCAATTCAAAACATTTGAAGCGGATGTTCATCATGAATTTATTGAAACTGGTGGGAAGTTAAGAGATACCGTACGGGTTAAAACTACAGGCGGAGAGTCGCATCAGTTTACAAAATACGGAGCGATGCGAATGACCGAGCACGCTGTTGCTACGGAAGTTTTAGTTAGTAACCCCCCGGTCACTAAAGTAACAATCACAATCAAACGATACGCAGGTCGTGTTCAGTGTGATGATTTTCTAAAAAGCGAAGTTCCCTACGATGCGCTTGCGGAGTTAAAACCGGCAATTACCGGAGCTTGTCGCCGAAAAGAAGATCAGATTATCATTGACGCTTTGGTTGCGTCTTCTCCGTCAAAAACTGTTGCTAAAAACATATCTGGTAGTAACGATAACCTAAACGTTGCAATGATTGCTCAATCAGCACTATTGCTTGACGAGGACGGGGTTGACGAGGATTCTCGCTACATTGTTGCGGGAGTGCGAGGTAAGCACCACTTAACTCAAGAAACTGACGTAAAAACGATTGATACGAGCGCGGTCAAAACTTTGGTTAACGGCAGTATCGCCAGCTTTTACGGGTTTGATTTTAAATTTATTGGCAATAACGGAGATGAAGGCGGGTTGCCTTTGGCTACTAATGACCGAACAAACTTTGCGTATGCGAAGAGCGCGGTTGGGTATGTAATGAACCGAGACTTTACGATGCGAGTAGAATATAATGCAAATATTATATCTGACGAGATTGTTATGTATTTTTCGGCCGAAGCTGGCGTTATCGATCAGTTAGGTGTCGTTAAAATTACTACTGACGAGACATAAGGAGGACAGGTAAATGGCATTTGATATTAATTCGTTTAAAGCGATCACTCAGTACGGACAAGAGACTCCCGATTTGTTTATTTACAGCTCGCCCGATGCGTTGTCTGTAATTCGAGCAGCCGGGTATTTTAATGATCGGTCTGTAAACTTGAAAGTGAACGACATAATTCTTGTTGTGTCTTCAACTGGCGGTACGCCCGTTCACAGTTTTAACGTTGTTAACAGCAACACTGGTGGCGTCGTTGACGTAACCGATGGGCTTGTTATCACAGCTACTGACACAGACTAGAGCATATGACGCTTACAAAAGTTAGCTTGTGTACGGCCGCGCTACTTCTAATTGGAGCTGACGAGATCACGTCGTTTTCAGATAGTACGCGTGAGGCTAAACTATGTAAAGCGTTGTATGACACAACTAAGGATGGCTTGTTACAGAGCCATCCTTGGCGGTTTGCGATTAACCAAGTTGAGCTTAATAAATTAGCGGCCACTCCGCTATATGGGTTTTCTTCGGCGTTTCAGTTGCCAGCTAACTATTTACGGCTGATTAAGAAAGATCCGCCGACGTTAGATTACGAGATTCACGAGGATAAAATATACTGTAACGCAACGGCATTAAAAATCACGTATGCGTTCTCCCCGCCCGAAAATAAGTTCCCAGCGTATTTTGCCCGTGCGCTTGAGTTTGCTATGGCTCGACTATTAGCTATTTCATTGCAAGAAGACTCAGATAAAGCGGTGGTCTATGGCAATCTATTAAAACAGCAATTGATTGACGCTAAGTTAATAGATTCTCAAAATTCAGGGGGGACAGGAACAGCACCGGGAACGCAGAGCTACCTTGCGGTTAGGGGCTAATGGCGCGTAAAACAAAACTTATAGCCGCACAACGATCGTTCGTGGGGGGCGAGATTAGCCCTACGTCGATTATGGATATTCGGCGGGAGCGGTATGCAGATTCGGCTAAGCAATTGAGGAACGTGTACGTAAGCCCAGAGGGGTATGCGTTTCGACGGGAAGGGTTAGAGTATGTTGCGGCGACGACGTCGAACCAAGAAGCTCGCTTGATTAATTTTGAGTTTAATAACATTCAAACATATTTGTTGGTGTTTACTGCTGGCGAGTTTAAAGTGTATAAGGATGATGTTTTGCAAGCGACGGTTAGCAGCTCGCCGGTATCCACGTTAACGTTAGCGCAAATACAAGAGATGGATTTTACGCAATCAGCGGACACTTTAATTTTAGTGCACCCGGATGTTGCGCCGATTCAAATTCAGCGAACGTCGCACACAGCGTGGACAGCGGCTTACATTACGTTTGAGCACATTCCGGTGTATGCGTTTAATGGCGTTACCGTGACGGAGCCGGCAACCAACCATTTGACTTTAAGCTCGGTAAGTGGTCGAGACGT